CTCTTTTCCTCTGTTGCCACCATGGATGCTTCTTCATACCTGGGTTTTGATTCCAGATATTCTGAAGCGTACGTTGCATAGACGTTTGGCCCTTCAGCCAGACAACGTAATGCAAGTCATCTACACGCACCTTATCATGACGATATTTAAATCGACAATAAGTGAACGTGTAAGTGCCATGGGTACTTCGACCAATCCTACTAAGTTTCATAGGATAATGTCGATGAAACCTCTTGATATCAAAAGATATTTTGAGGCCAGCATCATCGGGAAAGTCGGGAGGGACGAGCTTCACAGCTATGTCATACTCCCTGAACAGACAAAAGATAGTCCGCCATAGCTCCTTATCATACATATAGTTAAGGGTCCCAAAGCACGTTATGTACTTTGTTAAAAGACCGTTCGCTATTATGTATAACCAAGGTTCTAAGGCAGACATTTTGTCTGAGGTAGGGGCCTTTATGTTAAAAGGCCGCACGTCGTAACCACGGAGGTAATCACCACCGCAGCTCTCTCGGAAGCCATTATCACCAATGAAAGTTTTCTCTTCATTAACGATAAAGCCTACGCTTTCCATGATCGAAATATAATCATGGGCAATGCAGGATGGCACTATGCAATCGTCTCCAAATACAGAACACAGGTGTCTATCTTCCCATTCCGGGAAGTGACTTAGTGTTCCTATACTTTCGAGACGCGTGGCATGTGCCAGCGACCAAAAAACGAGTGTCTCTAGCGGAAAAGTTACCGCGTTTCCCATTGTTGAAAACATATGTAAATTCACTTCTGTATCTCGAACAGAGATATTAGGTGAACGTACCATGTCACAACACTCAAACCACAAAGGAGGAATTAACCACCTAAGCAGATCGATACTTACACAATCCGACGCACTGCTCCAATCAATCGTAGCCTCTTTCGAGGTAATCGATGCGATTCGGGCACGTCGCTTATGTTCGTAGGGTAGAGATTCGACATCCAAACCAACAGCTTTCATCCTTTTATATAGCATGTGCATAAGCCCTTGCTGGAGATACATATTTCCAGTAGGTTCTATTGCAATCATGCGACGGATTGAGTTGTTCTTTGGAACGGTTGTAGCACGTGAGCCATTTACTATTTCGTACCTTTCGCCGATCGGCGTTGCTTCGTTATGATATAACAAAGCGGACTTCAATTGACTATCGAAGTTCAGGTAGCGATCAAATAAAGTGGCAACTCTACTAGTCATCGAGATCGGGAATTTGCTTTTGGCTTCCAAAGATGTATCTGAATAAGATACGTTTATGGAACTACCAGTGCCATTCTTACAGCACTGGAACCATTCATCTTCCAAAAACGGAGTCATGACAGTACCTAAGATCGCGCGAGCACGTAGGAGAATATTTTCTCTTTTCGTGTAACGTGATTGCGGTCTCATGGGTTCAAGTCCAACGGGTAGGCCAAGGCCCTCGTTGGTATACTGAGCCATATGAGTATTAGTCTTTAAGAATTTCTCAAAGGCTAAATCCGCGAGGGTATCATCTTTGATTGAGGGATCAACATATTTCTTGTTGAATTCCTCCCGTTGACGATCGCGTAACATAATAATAGAGTCATGTAGACCGCCATGCACATGCGAGGCGGAGTTCATGTCACGAAAAACAGCCTGATGTATCCGTGTTTGGATAGCATTAGGCTTAAAAGATCTTAGCCGTTTTGACATAGAAATATCTCCTAGTGTCTGACGTTTAGGTTCAAAAATGGTAGACTTCCTTAGTCTTCCTTCTCTTTTTTAGATAACAATAGAATTCGTTTAACGAGCTCCATTACTATCGCGAGCCAACCATAGCGGTTTAATGCCATGATAACTCAAGAAAGGGAAAGATTCTGGAAGAGCTCAGTAAAATCTGCATCATTGCAAATTTGACTCGCTATCACCAACAGTTCGGTCTTCTCTGCTGTAGACGTTTCCACGTCATAGGCAAATTCGATTCGAACTGTATTGACGGTGACTCCGCCGTTATCAAGTGCCAAAGGCGCTTTATAGACGACGGTAGCACGAGCCTGAGTATAACCATTTGGTGCAGAAGCACTCACTTTGGGGTCCTTCACAGTAGCAACAATACTACGACGTGTACGCAGATCAGTATCTGCGGTAGCGTACAAAGTATTGATGCCGGCTGATTGGCCCGCCGAAGAGAAAGCTAAAGCTGAACCCCCTGTTGGAGCCATAGTGGCGCCCGACAGGATACTAGCGTTGCTTAAAGACATTTTTGGTGTCTCCTAGTTTGTATGATCTCGTGCTTTACAGCACGTGTCCCAATATAATTGCGACTAGATCAGCAGTTTTAATGACATCCTCGGTTAATCCGCCCAATGTAAAGGGTGGTATAGTCTCGGATATCGAAGGAGTCCAAGTCACACGAGAGTAATCAAAGTCACTGAATATCAGTGAATCTGGGTTCTCATATGTTTGAACGTTATAGGTGCCTTGGTCATAGTACCAATTCGTACATGTAGCTTTATCGTACGAATTCGTTCTAGTGGTTACAGCACCGGCTAAGATCGTTACAGTCGGGTCAAGCATGTTGGTCACACCTCGAATGGCATTCGAAATGTTAATCAACCGATCTACCATAAAGGAAAGTGGCACAATTTGCCACATGACTTCAGGTATATCTTTTGCTCTCAAACCGAGGGCGAAGTTGATATCGACTGCGGGGTTTGAAACCTCGTAGACGATAGAAGCATGGATCGAAGCTGCTATTTCGTTAACGCAATAAAAGTCAAAAACACGACTAAAAGCGCCAGCGTTATAGAAAGCTTGGACCATTTTATCTGCATTGGCATCGCGAATAACGATACCATGTGCAGTACGACGGGTGTTACGATGAATTTTACCAGCTTGGTAAGCTTCATACGCCTCAATTGCTCCAAATATAGAACGGAGCAGCGGAGAAACAGCGAATCTGTATTGAGTCCAAAGTCCCGCCAAAGCTTTCGCTTCTTTTTTGGCAGCGTCTTTGCTCTTCAACAGTTTTCGCCTTTTCTTCGAATAGGCTTTTGTAACATCCTTCAATGCTTCCAATGGGTTACGCAGAAACCGAAAGGTTTCGCGCAATTCAAGGACATCTTCGAAGAACTCGAACGGTGTTGAGTCTACGTTGGCAATGGCTTTCGTCTTTGCCTCCTGGACAGCTACATCGTAGTTGATGACCGCTTTTTCAGAGTCAGCGAAACGGATATTGGGGTTCGATAAACGAACGACCCAATCCGTAAAGTTGCCTTTGGCATGCGTCCATATCTCTGTCGGATCATTAGAGCGAACCCACACAACTGTGGGCAGAAACTCGCCATAATGGACCCTCTCACTCACCGAATAATTACATGGATTATTTATGATTTCACCAGCTCGGATCCTAGCGTGAAAACCAGGTGTGACAACGTCACTCATAGTCTTTTCGCCGGAATAACCGATCTGTGAAGTGCCAGGCATGTATACGCCCCGTAAAGTTCTTCCGAACTCCACGATGACGTCATCAAACGTGGCACTTCTATTGCGTGTAGTCATAAATTTCTCCAATGTAAGTAACGATCACTAAGCAGCTTT